GTTTTGACGCCAGGCTTCAACGCTCATGCGTTCAGCCTTACCTGACCAGAATCGAACGCTTGCTAGCGGGCATGTTGACCCGCAAGCCTGTGCGCCTCACTGATGTCAGTGATGTGATCACAGAGCATCTGTTTGATGTTGATCTCGGCGGCAACAATCTCGACGTGTTCTTGTACGAGACCGCGCGCAAGATGATTCGCTACGGCCACATCGGCGTTCTTGTCGATGCACCGCGCGCTGGTGACAATGGCCGCCCGTACTGGACCGCATACACCCCTAGGGACGTGCTAGGCCATCGCTCAGAGGTTATCGACGGCCAGCAGAAGCTCACCCAGCTGCGCCTTCACGAGCAGATCGTGGTTCCTGAAGGTCTCTACGGCCAGAAGCAGATCGAGCAGGTCCGTGTTCTGACCCCTGGTGGTTTTGAGATTCACCAGAAGGACGACAACGGTGATTTCAAGATTGTCGATGAGGGCCAGACCAGCCTCGACGAGATCCCGTTTGCTGTCGCCTATTC